GGGTACTATTTAAAAATGAAAATCCAACCCAGTGAATTTATTAACAAAAATAATTTGCCTTTCGCTGAGGGGAATGCTATTAAATATATCTGTAGACATCAGGATAAAGGAGAAATTAACGATTTGCAAAAAGCCAAACATTATATAGATATGATTATTGAAAGAGATTATACAGCCCCGAAAGAGAAAGAAGAAACATGGATAGAGGGATACAATAAATGGAAGTCTAAAAAAGAAAGATGTCCGCATAACTAATGCAGCTTCCTTTGTTTAAACCACAAACCGAATGGTTGCCTCCAGAGGAATTTCCTGATCTATCAGGGTACGAAGAAATTGCTATCGATTTAGAAACCAAAGATCCTGACCTAGTCAAAATGGGCTCAGGCTCAGTGACAGGCAGAGGAGATGTGACAGGCATCGCCGTCGCGGTCAAAGACTGGTCCGGTTATTATCCCATCGCTCATGAAGGCGGCGGAAACATGGACCGCACGATGGTTCTTAAATGGTTTCAAGCTGTTCTTAAAACTCCTGGAGTTAAAATTTTTCACAATGCCATGTACGATGTCTGTTGGATCAGGCACTTAGGTCTCACCATACGCGGACGCATCATCGATACCATGATTGCCTGCGCTCTCGTTGATGAAAACCAACTCCGTTATGATCTCAATAATTGTGCCAAGCGCTATACTGGTAAAGGCAAAGATGAAGCTGCACTTTATGCAGCCGCCAAAGAATGGGGAGTTGATGCCAAAGCGGAAATGTACAAACTTCCAGCGCTCTATGTGGGAGCCTATGCAGAAAAAGATGCAGAGATAACCTTAGCCCTATGGCACGAACTTAAAAAACAAATAGAACTTCAGGATATTGGCTCCATCTTTCAACTGGAACTCGATCTATTTCCATGCCTGGTGGACATGAGATTTCTCGGCGTACGGGTAAATCAAGAACAAGCCTTAAACGAAAAGAAAACATTACTAGAACAGGAAAAAAAGTTATTAACAGAAGTTAAAAAGAAAACAGGAATCGAAGTCCAGATCTGGGCTGCGCGTTCCATTGCCAAGGTATTTGACAAACTCAAACTGAAGTATGATCGAACCATCAAGACGCAGGCTCCATCTTTTACCAAGAATTTTTTAATGCATCACCCTAATCCCGTCGTGAAAAAAATAGCTCAGGCTCGTGAGATTAATAAAGCTCACACTACCTTCATTGATACGATTTTAAAACATACCCATAAGGGAAGAATCTTTGCTGAGATTAATCAGCTCCGAGGAGATAATGGAGGGACCGTGACAGGCAGATTCAGTTACTCGAATCCTAACCTACAACAGGTTCCAGCACGCAACAAAGACCTCGGACCACGGATCAGGAGTTTATTCCTGCCTGAGGAAGGCCATACATGGGGTTGTTTTGACTATAATCAACAAGAGCCTAGGTTGGTAGTGCATTACGCAGGATTGCAAAATCTGTACGGCGTAGACAGCGTTTTAGACGCGTACAAGGCCGGCAATGCAGATTTCCACCATATTGTAGCTGATATGGCTCAGATCCCAAGAATACAAGCCAAGACCATTAATCTTGGATTATTTTATGGAATGGGAAAAAATAAATTACAGGCAGAGCTAGGCGTGAGTAAAGATAAAGCCGAAGAACTTTTTAAACAGTATCATGATAAAGTTCCATTCGTTAAACAATTAATGGATTCAACTATGAGACGCGCCCAAGATTCAGGACGCATTAGAACGTTACTCGGAAGATTGTGTCGGTTTCATTTATGGGAACCCCATCAGTTCGGGATTCATAAAGCGTTGCCGCATGAAGACGCGCTCAGGGAACACGGACCAGGGATTAGAAGAGCCTACACTTACAAAGCACTCAACAAACTTATACAAGGATCAGCGGCCGATATGACCAAGAAAGCAATGATTAATCTCTACAAAGAAGGAATTACCCCTCACATTCAGGTCCATGATGAGTTGGATATTTCTGTAAAAGATGATAAACAAGCCAAACAAATAGTACAAATAATGGAAACCGCAGTTGATTTAGAGGTTCCTAACAAGGTAGACTATGAATCGGGTAAAAACTGGGGTGACATACATTAGGAGGAAATATGGAACAAGCAAAAAAATTATGGGCATTAATATTAGCTCATAAAAAGATTTCTATTGCGGTAGCAGTAGTAGTTGTTTTAATTATAATCGCAATCTAGGACTTTATGTTGAATGGCTTACCTGAATGCAAACATACCTGCAACGTATGCGCAGGTCAGGAGAGAGTATCTTTATGATCTTAAAGAACATCACGGAGAAGTGGAAGACTGCTTACTTTTTGGGATTGCATCGATTACAGGGCGTCCGATACTCTTTCATGCAATTATGGAAAATGGAGCGGTATTCTACCGCCTGCCAATCTCTGCGTTCATACAAAGAGGCTTTGATGTCAAAAAAGTTCCACGGATGCGACTTGACGAGTTGGAGCTTTGGAATTGTTTTAGTTACTATCCTGCTATCAGTAGTTTTGATATCCTTTTAGGACAATCAGGAAAATATATTGGAAAAGATAAGAAATGGTATCAGGGTACCTATCTTTTCACAGTTGACTGGGCACACCCAGAGAGTAATATAGTTGATACGGATCATTCAGAAATTCCGGCAGAACATAAATGCGCCCACATAATGGCCCTTGAAAATGGAAATTATGCTGCTCAACCAAATAATAGATTGATATGGAATATTCCATCTTTTACAGTAAAAGATGAAGTCCCAACTGATTGGAAGGTACAGACAACAGCATGGAACGTAGAAGATAGTAGTAAATGGAAAACTGAAGATAGCGATAGCTACTTCTATAAGATTGAGGAAAAGAAAAATGGAAGAGACTAAGTGTAAAAATTGTAACTGTAACTGCCACTGTTCTTTAAAAGAACACGGAGACATGTACGGGCTCTGTAGTTGCAGTGTATGTGAACATGAGCTAGAAGAGTGTGAAACATGTCAATAGAAGAAAAACAAACTTGCAATATGCATACCAAAGAAAAAGAAAAATCAGGTACATGTTGTCAGGTAAAAAACGAAGAAGAAGAAACAAAGGAGCAAAATGAATAAATTATATTTAGTTCTTGCATTACTATTTGCATTAAGCGCCTGCTCGGTAGGCAAAAAATGTACCTATACACAAGATGGAACAAAACTCACATCTTATGTATGGTTTTATAATGGTGACAAGCCAATTGATTTAGACAAAAACAATTGTAATTAAGATGAAACTCGGACCTGAACAATCGGTACAGATGCCGATGAAGACCGTAATCTCTTTGATTATCATGGTCGCACTTGGGACCTTCGGATTTTTCCAGATTCAAGAGAAATTAAATCAGCACGCAACTAAAATAGAGATTATGGAAAAAGATTTAACGATGAATTCTGAGTTCAGAATCAAATGGCCTCGCGGGCTACTCGGCTCGCTTCCCGCCGACAGCGAGCAATTTTTGTTGATCGAGGACCTTTACAAAACCACCGAGAAATTATTGTTATCTCAGGAAGCAGGCATGCATAACACAGTCAACATCGAGCGATTACAAAAAGACGTAGATAAAATACTTAATATTATTGAAAAATTAAAGGATGCTAGTAGAGAAATGAAATTTAGTAATGGGAGTGTGCACTAATGGAAGTCGTAGTCGCTCTTTTAATGTTCGTAAATTTTGAAATTAAGGAACATAGAATTCAACCCTCAATGAGCGTTTGCCTTCGCGGAAAACGTGAAGCGGAGAGAGTGCATTCAGATACTGTCCAATATAAATGTATTAGAACTAAAGCGGAACTGAAAACAAATAATGATGGCTCAAGATACATCACGAAAATTGTCCTGGATTAAATGGATCATGGCCATTTTAATTGGAACTTCTATTGGAATTGTTATAGGGTTCAGTGTTTACCATTATTTTTTTATGGATAAATTTAGTTGTTGTGGAGTATATGGCTAAGAAAAAAAGTCGAAATCCTATAGCTAGACTGTTAAAAAACTTTACACCCAAACGGTTTAAAGATAAGACTAAATATAATAGGAAAAGTTATGGAGAAATTTGGAAAAGGTATCTTTGGAAAGGGCTTTAATGTAAAGGCCGAAGTAACTAATGGAGAATGTCCCCTCTGTGAGGCGAGGACCACTTTCGTCTCTATCTATCAAAATTTCTATAGGTGTATGAGTTGTGGTGGCGACACCGAACAAAAAGTTAATGGTGTAATTAGTTATATGCCGGTTTCCTCGACCGGATTTGGTCCCGCTTTAAAAATGGAGCTGGAACCTGATGAGCCGAAAACCTAGGGCTTTTGGATACGTTCACGTTAGACACAAACAACGCAAACGTCCCGGTAGACATTCAAAAAGACCCAATAAACACAACCAACGTAAAAAGTCTCGAGGCCAGGGTTAACAACCTTTACAAATAGTAAAAAATTTCTTTACAAAACATTACAAATTAACAAGCAATACCAACATTTTTCTTGCATCGTTGCTATTAGTCAATTATGTAAAAGATATGGAACATGCTTCATATTCAAATTGCGTAGTACACGAAGACGACATCGGCTTTGGTGGATAATTATTTATTTTAGCACTTGACATAAGTCCTACGAAAACCTATATATACAGTATGAAAGAAAGAGGTAAATAAAGCATGATTAAAGTTGATATAAGATCTAAAAATGTAGCATATATTACTATCGGTAAATGGGTAATATATATTGACAACTCAACAGGTGAACACATCATAGAAAGTTGGAAAGAATGAAGAAAAAAATAACGTTATTTGCTCACTTAGTAAGCGAAATTGACATTTCTAGATATAAACAAAAAGAATATGTTAATATTGTTAAAGCTATTTACTGGGAAATATTTGAGAAAAAAGCATGAGATACGAATACACAGTCACTAAAGAAGGCGGCGAAGCTGAACTGATGAAAGCGATGAGCTGGAAGAAACTCTTTAAGAGTCTTTTACTCAAGTACCCTGAGTTCAGTGGATGGTGTACCTACATTAATAAAAAAGGGCACGTCCAGGTAAGAAATTTTAACAAGGGAAGGGAAACAAAAAAACTATGATGAAATACGCAGATGATTATATTATGGTACAGAATTTAATGCCCATAGAACTGTGTAAATCTTTAATTAGGGAGAACTCATTACCAGAGAAGAAATGGTCCAAACATTCGTGGTCTAGTTATGATCAACATACTTCCCCTCAAAAGGCAGAGAAAGAATTAGATGTTATCTATGCAACAAGGGAGCAATTTAAAATGATAGAGAAATATCTACTAGAAGCACTACGAAAGTATCAACAGAAGTATTCTCAAGAAGAAGGACGGACTGGCAGTGTATGGATAAGACATATAAGCCCGGTAAGATTTAATAGATATAAAGTTGGAACTCAAATGCAAGCTCATTATGATCACATTTACAACTTATTCGATGGTAAATACAAAGGAATTCCTATTCTATCATTTATTGGTGCGCTTATTGATAACTACCAAGGCGGTGAATTTTTATGCAGAAAA